ATGACATACGAGGAGATGATTAAAAAAGCGCAGTCGTACAAAATGCGCGGGAAGCCGAAGAATGACGAGCACCGCATACAGTCCGCTTGTGTCCGCTGGTTCCGTTTAAAATATCCGAAACTTAAAAACGTGCTTTTTGCTGTTCCCAATGGTGGCAGACGTGATGCCATCACCGGAGCGAGACTGAAGGAGGAAGGTGCGACCAGCGGAGTGTCAGATTTGATACTGCTGAAGAGCAACCGCTTCTATGGAGGACTTTGCATTGAGATGAAAAAGCCGGGAGGCCGCCAGTCTCCTGCACAAAAGGAATGGCAGAAGGATGCGGAAGCCAACGGAGCGAAATACGTCGTCTGTAAATCATTGGATGAGTTTATGAAAGTGACAATTGATTATTTGAATGACGTATGACAAACAGAAAAACTATAAACCATAAATTGAATTGCAAGTATGGAGATAAACTGTAAATATTGTCCTAAAAACGATGGGACCGGCAACTGCCTCATTAACGGATGCCCCCTGCCTCCTGTCATAAAGGAGATAGAAGAAATGCAGTCCTTTTTGGAGATAACCGCAAGTGACAATCCAAAGGAGCTTATAGACCGCCTCACTGATATAAACGTCTATCTCGCACGCTCTGGCAAGCTGCTTGCTGACGCCAAGGCATATCAGGATCAGGTGACAGCGAATGTATATGCCAGCCACATGGAATTCATCTCACGTGTTCCCGCGACTGTCGCCATGAAATTTGTCGCCGCGCAAAGTGTGACCGCCAATCAGATTGTGACATGGCTGGACCGTATAAACCGTACCCTCGTCCATGCCGGAGACAATATCAGGACCCAGATATCCTTTGCCAAACAGGATATGGCACTGCAAAGGAAAGGCTACTGATAAATAACGTTTAAATTATTGATATTCAGAAATATATTTATTGTAATCCCATAACAAAAAGTTAACTTTACAATATATATAACAAACTGATTATCAAACAATAGACATGATGAAAAAGGATACAAAAAGGAAATCATTTGTCTTCTATATAGAATGGCAGGAAGTGCTGATGGAATATCCTGAGGAGGTCAGACTTGAAGTGTACGATGCAATTATCAAGTACGCCGCATCGGGGACACTGTCGGAGCAGAAACCGTTGGCTAAAATGGCATTCTCTTTTATAAAGAAACAGATAGATGAGAATTTGCTACATGAACCTCCAGCGGAGAAAACCACTGGAACTGGAAATGTGGAATTACTGATGATAACCACAGATGCAGGAATTCAAGCGGCTATAGAAATTGGCGAAATTCAGTCTTGGAAAGAGACAACTTTACATGTTGCCGTTGTAAAAAACGTAACGTGGAGTTAAATGCACACCATATCAAACCATTTTCTTTATATCCCGAATTGAGATTCGATATAGATAATGGCATTACATTGTGTCGAGAAATGTCATATAGGACTACATAAAGAACAAATGAAATGGGAAAAGAAAGTTTTTTGATATATAAATCGTTTTACAAGCCTATATCGAAGTTATCGGACAAGCAACTTGGAAGATTATTCCGAGCTATATTCAAGTATCAACTTGGCGAGATTATTACGGTAGAGGAGGACATTGAAATAGCATTTGAGTTCTTCAAGAATCAATTTGAAATAGATGAAAACAAATACCATGGCATTGTCGAGAGAAACCGTAGTAATGGAAGCAAAGGGGGTGCTCCGAAGAGAGCGAAGAATGATAATTCGGATGATATTGGAACAACCCAAATAAACCCAAATAACCCAGTGGGTTTTTCAGAACCCAAAAAAGCCGATAATGATAATGATAATGTAAATGATAATAATAACTCTCTCTCTAGCGCGCATACGCGTGAAAACCTGGGCGATATTTCATCAGAAACATTCGATATGGATTTAGACAAATGCTTCGCGGACCTAAAGTCTGAGGAAGGATGGCTGAGGGATGCTTGGGAACGGGCATACAGGAACGGATTCAGGAACTTCACTTTGGATGAATGCAAAGACAAATACGTTGACCTGTACTATTGGAAGCTAAAGGGGGAAGGCGTTACACACAAGTCTGTTTCAGATGCAAAACGCCATTTCTCAAACTGGTTGATAACGGAACTTAAAAAACAGAAAGATGACAGAGCAAGAACAAAAACTTTCAGCAGAGCTACAACAGATCCGACAGGAAAAGTCATTTGCGGCGAAACTGAAACAGGAACAGATATACAATCTGGTGGAGCGTCACAAAAAGACTATTCTGCAAGATTTTGAATATGACCTGACGAATCCAGCCGAATATTACGCCCATCGTGATCTTGTCAGGCAGCTGGGCAATGATTATACTGGACGTGAATTCAGGGAGTTCGAGGTTGACGAGAACAACTCGAAGGTATTGTCTTTCCTGCTGTATTACTTCAACGGATGCAGACTGGCCGAGAAAGTGTTTCCCGATGAGGGTTACAAGATTCACAAGAACCTGCTGATTGTCGGGGCACCCGGCACTGGAAAAACAATGATCATGCAGATTTTCGCCGATTATCTGCGTCTGACACGGAATCCCAGCCAGTTTGAAAACCTCTCCGTCACCCAGATGATGAACTACTACAAGATGAACGGACACATAGACCTGTATTCCTACAACGAGGGGCAGTCAAAAGGATTCAATCCCGCCCCGTTCAATATCTGTCTGAACGACATAGGTTTGGAAACCGAGAATCAGAAGAGCTACGGTACCAGTCTTGACAGCGTGATAGACGAGTTTCTCTATGCGCGTTATGAGATTTACCAGCAGTTCGGGAAGAAATACCATATCACCAGCAATCTGAACATCGGTGATTTCAGGAAACGGTTTGAAGGACGTCTGATTGACAGATTCAAGAGTTTTAATGTCATTCCCCTGCTCGGAAACAGCCGCAGGAGATGACAGTTATATTAAGTTAAGCAGATGCGTTTTTAAGATTATATTATTTGAGAAACAAATAAATAAAAGTTATCTTTACATACATAAAAGAATTAATAAAAACCAAGAGCAATGAACATTACGAAAGTTTTGGCGGAAGAAGTTGCCAATAAAATGGTAGAGCCGTTAGAAAAGAAAATCAACCTGTTGCATGATGAACAGGTCAGGATTACGGAAGAGGTGATCCGAAAATCCATTCCACAGGAAATCACCGACTGTTTTCAAAAGTTCCGGTCTTATTTCTCTGTTGCATATAGCATCACACTGTTTAACGGTTCCTATGAAAAACGTGTTGCCGGACTGAAAGGATTTCCCAGCGCAAACGCTTACTATCCTCACATTGAGGCGGACAGGGAAGTTATTGAAAAGATAGACAAACTGGAAATCGAGATCAGTGCGGTAAAGGATGAGAAGACCAAGGTATATGAATCAGTCGTTGCGTCACTTCTGACATTACGGACATTCAAAAGAATCAAAGAGAATTTCCCTGAGGCATACAGACATATTGCCTGCTATGAAGATAAGGGAAAAACATCCGTATCCCTGCCGATAGACAATATCATGGACACTTTGAAAAAATACACCGTATGACATCTTGGGGAAGTTCACATTTTACAACTTCTCCCCTATTCTGCGGATAATCTGACTTTATTTTTATTTGAAAGTCAAGCAAAATTTATTATTATGCAAGAAACAACTCAATTGAACACACTGACCAACATCGTATTTGTCCTCACGGACGTTTTAGAAACCAACCTTCTAGAAATGCAGCAGCAATACAAGAAGGAAGGCTTTGAATTGCGGCACGATTCAAAAAGAAACTTCAACACAGCCATAGCCGCGATAAAGAGATTGAAAAGTGATGTGAATCATTGCAGCGAATCCACTCAGGAAAACTTCGGCAATGATTCTGACATGGTGAACGCCATGTTGCTCACACTGATTGACAGATGCGGTGATGATGACAACCTCGCTTATAAGATGTACGAATACATTAAATCTTTCCCGTCCAAACTGAATCTAGACTTGGATTTGGATAATGCGTTCAGCCACCTGTTTAAAAAGGAGAAATTATGAAATCGCAGAAAAATATCTTAAAATCCATTGAAGGTCTGTCCGATATAGAACTATTTGTTATTGATCTCTTTTGTGGCGCCGGCGGTTTGTCCGAAGGTGTGGAAGAAGCACGATTGGATGGAAATAGATGTGGAAAGGTTGTTTGCTGTGTGAACCATGACAAGAATGCCATCCTTTCACATGATGCCAATATCCCTGATGCACTTCACTTTATTGAGGATATCCGTACACTGGAACTTTCCCCGATAAGCACTATTGTAGAACGTATCCGTCAGCTATACCCTGATGCCATGATAATGCTTCATGCTTCTTTGGAGTGTACCAACTTCTCGAAAGCCAAAGGCGGTCAGCCGAGAGATGCCGACAGCCGAACGTTGGCAGAACATCTCTTCCGTTATATTGATGTTATAGACCCTGACTACATTCAGATTGAAAATGTAGAAGAGTTTATGTCATGGGGAGATATGGATGAGAATGGGAAACCTATCAGCATGGACAAAGGCCGGCTTTATCAAAAGTGGGTGCGCAATGTCAAGAAGTACGGTTACAACTTTGAGCACCGCATCTTAAATGCTGCCGACTTCGGTGCCTACACCACAAGAAAACGCTTCTTCGGCATCTTTGCTAAAAAGAACTTGCCGATAGTATTCCCAGAACCGACCCACTGTAAAGGTGGTAGGCAAGATATGTTCTCGCGGCTGGAGAAGTGGAAGCCGGTAAAAGATGTGCTTGATTTCTCTGATGAAGGAACTACCATCTTCAGGGAAAAGCCTCTTGCAGAGAAAACGCTTGAACGTATCTATGCTGGACTTATCAAGTTTGTAGCCGGAGGAAAGGATGCTTTCCTTTCCCGTTACAATACGGTTCGCCCTCAAGACACATGCAAATCAGTTGATGAACCATGCGGAGTGTTGACTACTGAAAACCGCTTTGCAAAGGTACAGGTAAGTTTCCTCTCCAAACAGTTCAGCGGACATCCCGAAAGCAAGAATGTGTCCGTAGAAGAACCGGCAGGTGCAATCACCTGCAAAGACCACCATGTTTTTGTCTCTGCTTATTATGGAAATGGACATAATCATTCGGTAGACCTTCCAGCTCCAACGGTCACAACGAAGGACAGGATGGCTTTAATTGAAAGCCGATTTATGTGTTCTTATAACTTTAAGGATACAGGAAAGGATATTAATCAGCCTTGTCCTACACTTCTGACTAAAGACAGACTTTCCCTTGTATCTCCATTTTTTATGAATCAATATTCTGGAGGTGGTCAGGTGTCTGATATAAACTCGCCATGCCCCGCTGTTACCACAACACCGAAACAAAACTTGGTAACATGCCAGCCGTGGATAATGAATACTGCATTCTCAAATGTAGGTAGCAGTATAGAGGAACCCTCCCAGACCATTACCGCAAACAGGAAATGGCACTATCTGATGAATCCACAGTTCAACAGTGCTGGCGGCTCTGTTGATAGCCCCTGCTTCACATTAATAGCCCGCATGGATAAGATGCCGCCCTATCTGGTAGCAACAGAAAGCGGTCAGGTAGCGATTGAAATCTACGACAATGATAGTCCTATGACCGTGAAGATAAAGGAGTTCATGGCACTGTATGGCATAGTGGATATTAAAATGCGGATGCTTCGCATTCCGGAACTCAAAAAGATTATGGGATTCCCTGAAGATTATGTTTTAATAGGCACACAAGCTGACCAAAAGAAATTTATCGGGAATGCGGTGGAGGTTACACAAGCGAGAAAAAATACTGAAGCACTTTGCAAAGTATTGAGAAAGTTGAGATTGAAGAAATCAAAAGAAATAGCTTAATGGAAAATGGAAAACTTATATTAGATGCCTGTTGTGGCAGTAGAATGTTTTGGTTTGACAAATATAATCCTCTTGCCTTATTTGTTGACAAACGTTCGGAAACACTTACGGCCAAGGACAGGGGTAAGACAAGAATCATAGAAATAAAGCCGGATGTAATAGCCGATTTCACCAACCTTCCATTTGAAGACAATTCTTTCTACATGGTGGTGTTCGACCCACCGCACCTGAAAACACTTGGTGCAACCTCATGGATGGCTAAAAAGTACGGAAAACTGCCGAAAGACTGGCAGTCACTCATACACGATGGATTTACTGAGTGTATGCGCGTCTTGAAGCCTTACGGCACTCTTGTATTCAAATGGAACGAGAGTGAAATAAAAACAGTGGATGTATTGTCTGTTATCCCTTTTAAACCTCTATTTGGGCATACCACTGGAAGACAGAGCAAGACAATATGGATGTGTTTTATGAAACTGCCAATTAATTCATAACGATATAGAAAGGAGGTAAACCGAGCCTCTGAAAATCGGTAGTTGTTCTTTGACGTATTGGATTTACCGATTAATTTTTTAGTTAAAATGTGACTTTATGGTTAATAATGTGCATAATCTTGGAAACAAAACATTTAATTTACTGTTTTATTTTTATATTTGCATTATAATTTAAATATGGAGGTAATATGTGCATATTAAAAGAAGTGGGACGTTTTATTAAAAATGGAGCTTCTACATTTCGTGATGCCTCTCAAGGGCATTATAAGCAGAACTCCGAAGCTATTTCTGAAATTAGGAAAGAAATTCTAGAAAAAGACAGAAATAGGAATGATGATAAGAGAAATCTTATGGAAGACAGAAAAAATATTGAAGGGGATGTACGCAGATCTTTCAATGAAATTGCATTAAAAAATGGGTAAACAAGAACTAAAACAGCGAGAAACACAAGTTGCAACAGGCGATGGAGTTGGAAAACAATTAGAGCAGACTTTTACTGTTGATGACAATTGCCTACCTTCACCTCAAGAATTAGCTGCATATAAGAGTATTGATCCTAGAATTGTCGATTATCTTATTAATGCCTCTGTAAAAGAGCAAGCGCACCGACATAAAATGGATAGCAATAAATTGAATCTGATTAGAAAAGCTGATAGAAGAGATGGAAGAATGAATTGGTGGGGAATGTTTTTCGCATTTCTAGCTATAGTTGTAATGATAGTTCTTGCTGGTTATGCTCTTTATTTAGACAAACCTTGGTTTGCTGGGATTATGGGTGCTAGTACACTTGTATCCGTAGCATCTATTTTTATTAAAAGTAATGATAATAAAAGCAAACCATATGGTAATACCAAGAAATAATTAAAATTATTAAGACTAAAGTTAGGCGGTAAATTCAATTCTACCGCCTTTTTTGTGCCTGGGCGGATAGTTCAGGCATTTTTTATTTTAATCATAACTAATAAAAAAAGGAATATTATGGAAATGCCAGTACCATGCAGTAAATGCGGAGAATGGGTAGAATTAAATTCTACTCGTGAATCAGAATTGAATAAAGGCAAGATGCTATGTCCTGAATGTTACTCAACCGATGATTCAGTTAAAGATAAAATCGAAGAGATAAAGGATATTCAGCTCATGCTTGACAATAATGACCCGGAAGTTAAAGGAGATCGTCGGGGATGGAAACGTAATATCAATAAATTGAAACAGGAGATTATCGAATTAGGATATGATCCAGAAGAATATTTGTATTAACGTATAAGGAACAGATATGAACATAAAAATAAGCAAGGAGGCGTATGAGAAACTAATCAAAGAAGATTTATACTTTCTCAATGAGCATTGCCCAGATAGCCTAGAATTAGATCACATTAAAGTAATTATTTTTAGTTCTATCGACTGGTATTATCCTGATAAGAACACTTGTACAGCGTTGAAAAGAATAGAGAATAGGCTTAAAGTTGAACTTCAGAAGCAAAAAGACGCAGGTAAGCAATTTCTATCAGATCAGGAAATAGACGGCTTGATTGATAGCATACTGAAAGAAGAATAACTCTCAAAACAAGATAGAAATGAAGCAAAGCAAATTGACTCACGGCTCTCTGTTTAGTGGGATAGAAGGTTTCGGCTTGGGTGCAGCATTTGCTGGAATAAAAACACTCTGGAGCTGCGAATATGAAGAGTATCAAGCAAGTATAATCAAAAAAAAATTTGGAGAAGACCATGGAATCAACAGAGATATTAGAACGTATTCAAATCCAACGTTTGTTGACATCATTAGCGGTGGATTCCCTTGCCAGGACATCAGCGTTGCTGGAAAAGGTGTCGGAATTGTCGGTGAAAGAAGTGGCTTATGGGCTGAGATGTATCGAGTTATACGGGAAGTTAGACCTAGATACATCATCATTGAAAACAGCCCAATGCTCCTTATTCGGGGATTTGAACGAGTCCTATGCAACCTTTCCGAAATCGGGTATGATGCAGAATGGCAATGTTTATCAGGCACCGACTTTGGCATACAACAGGGTCGGGAACGGTTATATTGTATTGCCTACTCCCGTGAAAACAACAGCTCACGGTGCAGCCAGGGATCGGTATTTCGGAAGCCCTACCTATCGGGGCAACATACAAGAATATATCCGGGATGGAGAACAAGACAGTCAATACCCGCACCCCGCTTTGCTGGAAAACATAATGAGCTTCCCGATCGGGTGGACAGAACGGAGTGTATAGGTAATGCAGTACAACCTATCATTGCGCACTATTTATTTGAATGTATTAAAGAATTTGATAGGCAATTAGAGCAAACCGTGGGTGAAAATGAGTAAAACAACAATTTATTATCTATTCCTAGTAGTAATGTATATGCTGCTAGGGTAGATGGAAAGAAAAGATATGGATAAAGATAAATTTATAAGAGCAATAGAAATAAACAATAAAATAGAGGAATACAAAGATCATAAGATGACACTTGAAAATTCTAACATAAAATATGGTGGTGGATTGATATTTACATACAACAGGATGCACAATGATGTACCATTAAAGGAAGAAATTTTTGGTAAAAATTTCTTTCAGTTATATATGTATGCTTTGGATAGTAAGATAAAAGAATTACAAAAAGAGTTTGACGAATTATGATAAAGGAAGAAACCAAACAGACAGCAGAAGAAGCGGCAAGGGGATATTCCAATGATTGCAGAAACAGGCAGCGTCATTGTGAACCGTACTGCATTGTTGACTTTATTTCTGGCGCACAATGGCAGTCAAAGCAATCGCCTTGGATAAGTGTTAAGGAACGGTTGCCGGAAGAAGGACAAAAAGTTTTCGTTTTGACAATGTGTTGTGGTGTTTCACGCATTCTAATTGAAAGGTTTTATAAAACAAATGCTTTTGATAAAGATAATAGATGGATTTTTGGAAATAGTATCGTGTTGGCATGGTTTCCTATTCCGTCTTTCGATGATATACTAGAAGCCAACAGGGATGTACTTGAACGGATTAAACAGAAAGGAGATTGATTATGAAAGTAAAGAACGGAATAATAATAGATGGGGTGCTGCATGAATTAGTATTAATGCGGAATAGTGCACCATGTGACAATTGTAGTCTACAAGAACAATGTAGAACAGATCGTTCCTTGTGTACAGTAATTGCTGGATATTATAACTCTGATGAACGTTTTATTAATCGTGGAGAAGTAACGGATATTAAGATAGATAAGGAGGAATAACTATGGGATTTACAACACCGTGCTTTATTCGCAAGAGTACCTATAAACTTAGAAAGAAATTAGATGAGTTGGGATATAGATTGTTTGGAGCGGAACTTAACAAAGATTTATGTATTTTCACTGGACCCGAATACTGTCTATATAGTATTGAGTTTTTCAGTAATATTCCACATCCTGACGAAACCGATAGTGTTGATTACGGAACGAACGAGGAACTTTTCCTAGCTATCGCTGCATTGAGGGATGATACAGACAAGTACCAATGGTTTACGGATGGGGATAAATGGATTCAGTGTCCAGAAATCCTATTCTCTACCTATTGGGTTTACAATGATGTTGACGTAAATTTGGACGCCATTCACAAGGCTACCGTAGACGAACTAATTGAACATTTTAAAACAAAGGAGGAACGATGAAAGCAAGAATAAAAAGAAAAATTCAAAAAAGACCATATTTATACAATGTAGGACAAGTTTTTAAGGCTTGTGATTGGCTTACTAGTATTCAGCGTGGAAATATAGTTTGGCATCGGTATCATTCATTCGGTACTATTACTAAGCGTTATGTTTATATAAAGGATTAAATTATGAAAGCAAGAGTAAAATCAACTGGAGAAATTGTAGAAATCAAGGATTTATATGATGATGGAACTGCCTTAGTGAAAGGCAGATATTTCGAGGTATCAGAACTTGACTTCTTTTAATTTGATACTATCGCAAATTGCATCAGTATCTGATTCGTTTCTATACAAGTAGTATGTAATCACTATTAAAAATATCTTCGGAGCGAATAGATGTATATAATATAGGTGGAAATTCACACCTTTCTTGTTCATGAGAAGGTACTACTAAAGTTTTATATTCAGGAGAAAACATGATTTCTGTATCAAACTCAATACATATTCCTGTTTTCACATTTGCATACATTTTTCATAATGGGATATTTTCAGATTCATCATATGTATAACTACTTGAAAAAATATAATTTAATGGATTAAAATTTGAAAAAGGCTCGGATTCAGTTTTGTTATCCAACATATCCAATCGTGAAAATTTAATACTCTTAGATTCAAGGATTAATGCAAGTGTTTCTATTGTTGTATAATGATATATCTTCATATTATATGAATTTGTTTATACTACTAAGCGTTGATAATGAGAATAATCCCTAATGCTATTACGTTGTGATAGATACCATTTAAAATTATCTGTCATAATTAGATTATCCAAAGCTTCACTTATGGTAATGGCGCGAATAAACATCCCATCTTCAGGACGTAGATTACTTGGTACAAGGACGTGACCATCCATATTAAATGACAGATAATGGGAATCAAACAATTTATGATGATTTTGGCATAACCATAAACCATTCTCACCATTTATAGCATGATCAAACTTCGCATCATCACTAAAATGGTCATCACGGGTTATCTCTGCTACTCCCCACACATGAGCACCTTGAATAATTTCAGATATTTCACATCCACATAATGCACAATGCTTACGTCCAAGCCGTTGTAATAGATTTCGTTGATATATTGGTGAACGAAAATCATTATTGCTTGCTTGATTAATGAATATCCTCTTTTCCAAAGTAATTGATGTGTCATGGATAGAGATGTTACCCATAGTATTTAACGTATCCAAAGACGCTTGCGGCAAATGAGTGAGATCTTGCTCACAAATATTGAATAAATCTATAGGTCTATCTGTAATAGTTGCCGCTGCTATAGCTAAAAGAGTCGACTCATATTTACTTGCTCCATAAGTCTTTGCGTAAATTTGAACTTTATCTGATGTCTTTGAAATGAAAGAAGAGTTATTTGATTTATTGGTTTCTCTATTATCATTCCTTTCATCTATCAATTCATCAATATTTTCAAATGCTTTGATTCCTGCGGGATAGAAATCAAGAAGATTTAAGAAAATGACTCCTGCGGTTTTCAACAAACGAAAATAAAGCAGATGATAATCTGTAAAATAGTTACCACTATGGGGCATAAAATAATAGTATAAACCTTTATTGGAACTGTTGTCTGCATAGTATAGATTTATTGCAGTAGGGATACTCTGTACACTTTGATTACGACCTCCCACTGACACTTCAGAAAGGGAAACAAAACTTTTGCTACCTCCATATTCGATAGTAATTAATCTACCCTTATTGTAAGTCGAAGTGTCACGAATAACTCTAAAGTTATCTTGTCCTGTAATCCTAACACAAATGTCTTGAAGAATTTCTCTTGTCAAAATTCTGTCATAAAGACCGGGCGTTTTTTGAGCATCTGGACGGTATGTTATTGTTGCTGTCATACTATCAATAATTTTTAATTAATACTTCGTGACGATTGTTGTATCTACCTTGTGCTGCAATGACATCCACCATATGGTATTTATTTTTATTAGTCCATTCTATGATTTCCGTATTAGTAAATTCCCCAACTTTTACTACATATGATAACATGAATTTCGCATCATGTTCATTTGCTGCATCTAGAAATTTACATAATTGTCGTTCATGTTCAAGTGTCCATCCCTCAAAACCACGTTTTCCATCATTGTATACGCCCAAAGTCGAACGATACGGAGGGTCTGCATAGATAAATGTATGTGGAGTAAACTGTATATCAAGAACATCAAAATTAGAGTTCATGAATAATACATTCTTTGTCTGTAAACTCCTCGTGAACGCAATAAACTTTGATAGAAGATTCTCATTGAACCAGCGAGAACCAGCTGGGTTATTAAATCCCCAATTTGAATTAAATCTTATTTGCTGCTGAAATCCATAAAGTATTAGGGTATATAACATTCGTGGATCGCGTTTTGCAACAGGGATGCTATTGTACTTATCACGTAGTTTTAAAAAACCTTCTTTATTATCAGGTGAAAGATTATATTTTTTAATTTGTTTCTCAATGTACTGTAAATACGAACAAGGATTACTGTAAAAAGAGCGAATAAGCCCTTCGACAAAAGGATTAATATCATTATAGATGATTTTTTTTGCGTTAATATTTACACCTACATTAAATCCTCCTCCAAAGGCATCAACAAATGTATCAATATCATCTTTAGGTAATTGACTCTTTATGAATCCCACCATTTTGGATTTACTGCCAGTATAATTCAAAGGTGATTCTATAACTACTCTTTCTCTTGGCTTCTTCTCTATAAAGAACAAATATTCAAAGTGTCCATCTGCACCTTGACATTTAAAGTTATTGTATTTTTTATAATCGATAATTTCACATATGTAACTATTCTCTATTCCATAACGTTTCATGGTGGTTTCAATAAAGTCCTTTGACATAAAACCATCATTGTTATAGCTAAGAATCACATATTTTGCTTTTGTCCCAGCAATTATTTTATCAAATAACACATGAGCATAATAGTTTTTTGACCATTGAGAACGCATTGATGTTGTTGGGCGAGAACCTGTAATTTTACTTAATATTGGATTGTCGTTCAATATCAATGTTTCCAATAAATGATATTGCGTACCATATTGATTCTGAGTATATGGCGGATCAAGATATAATATATCACAATCAATGTCTGATATAATGTCTTCAATTCTAGAGTTTAAAACTTCTATATTCTTTGCAATGCCAGGAGAAGAATCTATTCGATTAAATATAATAGGTTTAAGTGCTCTTTTGTCCCAATGTTTCAAAAAAGCACCATAAACACCAGCCGTATTTGATATGCCAGAAACCGATTCTAGTAAACACGCCAATAAATATGCAAATTCATTATTGGTAATTTTGTCTGATTCGTACCATTTTTCAATTATCTCTCTAAAAAAGTCTATTCGTCCTGCATTTTCCTTTGAAAAATACATTCGTTCTGAAGCACCAGGAGAGTAGTTTTGATAAATAAATCCTTCTCTAAATTCATTACATTCGTTTAAAAAACAAAAAGGATCAAAGCCTAATTTTTCAAAAGTACATCCGTTAGCAATCAACCTAGCATGAGTAAAAACAGATGCACATTTTAAGGAATCGTTAATAATAATCTTATTATATGTATTTTTTACCGCATCTGCTACAGCACCCATACCACAAAAACCATCACAAAATGTATATTTATTCTGCAACAGCCCTTTTTCTCTGAGTAAATCTACAATTCTATATGCAAGAGAATCTTTGCTACCTAAGTATCTCATATAATCAACTAATAAACAATTAGTTATATTTCTATACTGTAAATAAAACTACCTTTCATTATTTTGTTGGTATATCAAGTCTTGTATACCAACCCTCAATAGATTAGCAACTTTTACAAGAGTTGCCAAATCAGGTTGTGCAATATTAGAGCACCATTTGGAAACGGTTGACGGATTTTTACCTAATTGTTCAGCTAACCATTTGCCTGTTTTTTTTTTCTCGACAAGAACTAATTTAAGTCGATTTATATCCTCCATAATAATCAT